AAAGTTGTATAATATAGGTATATTCATTTGTTATCAAAAATGCTCTAAGTGTTTGATTATCAATACATTATAAAAACAGTAAAAATAGTGTTATAACTAATTGACTGTCAATACGTTACATATAAAAAATTAGCTGAAATGATAGAAAATTTTTAACTTTCATTTAATGTATGAAAGTATATCAGACGTAGTCTGATTAGGTTCATTCGAGCTGCTCTTTGTTTAGATTTATATGGTCAACATATGTTAGATTATTCTTTCTAGCGTACTTGTGCATACGAGTATGACAGTCTTTACATACACTCATTATGTTGTTTGAGTCTAGTGTTAGAGCATATCTGTCTGCATCTGTCTTGCCTGACAATATAATCTGTTTGTGATGTACTTCTGTTGCTGATGTTATCTTGCCATTCAACAGACAGTTCTCACATAATGGATGCAGCATAAGATGTGCATCTCTTAGTCTAGACCATTTAGCATTGTAGTATTTAGCAGATATGTTTAGCTTAGGTGCATGTGGTCTTTGTCTTATGTTGTCTCTTGGCTTGGCATATGTGCGTTTGATATGTGGCATATATATGTAGTATCTTTAGTTAATAATAACTTGATGGTGTATAGACTTTTGGGATATAATATATAATAATTGTTCCAAATGTTCCTATGTTGTTCAAAGATAGGAACATTAAAATAGTTAACTTGGGCATATCCAGGATAATAAAATTATGTAAATGTTCCTATGTTCCTATATTTTATAAAACTTTTTTTAAAATAATATATATATATAATATATGTAAAGTTGCAAAAAACATAGGAACATAGGAACATTTTAACATAAGTAATTGATAGTAAATACTTTATAATGTTCCTATCTTACAAACATAGGAACATAATAGGAACAACAAAGTTGTATATATTATATAAAAATAGCTGTAAAGCCCAAGTCTCTACAGCTGTATGCATTCATTAACTTAGATGTTAATTAAAATGGTTCATCATTTTTGTCTTCTTCTTTATCATTAAGTTTAATTGGATTTGTTCTTACTAATACTCTTTTTGTTGATACACCATTATAAGTACAACGTTCTTCTAATTTCCATTTATTGCCATCATTCATCAACATAGACTTAAGCTGTTTAGTATAACCATATCCATAGTCAACTTTAAATATCTCTTTAAGAGCCATTTTAACATATGAGCATGGTACTTTATTTATTTTTCTTTGTTTAGTGTAGTCAGATATACTTTTACCGCTACATTGCTCTACAAAGTCAACTGATTTCCCAGGTCCATCTTTAGCATTTGCATAAACATACTCATGCTCAAGAATCTCATTAATAAAGTCAATATCTGTGTTTGCAGCAGTCTTCTTAAACTTTCTTTGGTATTTCTTATATCCTTCATACAATGGATTGTCGCTCGCAAGATATAGCTTTTGTTTTGGATCTTCAAAATAATAGCTCACAGCTTCAGCCCAAAGTTGGTCAACATACTCATCTGTTAATGTGTCATTAACTTTACTATCTTCAGTAGACTTATGACATTCTATAATCCAATATCTGCGCTCATACTCATCACCAGTCAAGTCACATAAGAAGTTTTCAGCATTAGTTGTCGCTGCATATACCCAATGTACTTTATACTCTTGTGTGTTACGCTCATATGACTTTCTGCATGCCATACTAGTCTCAGTTATCTTACATTTCAAGTCAGCAACCTCTTTATCACTGAACTTGTCAAACTCATCAAGTACAGATATCCAAGACTTGTTCATTTTGTCAATAGAGTCTTTAGACATAAATTCACCTGAGCCAAAAGTCTTGTAGAATTTGTCTAATGCTATTCTTCTGAACAGTGAAGACTTACCTGAGCCTTGCTTACCACCTTGCAGTGCTAGAACACAATCAAATTGACAACCTGGATTTAATGCTCTCTTAACAGCTCCAACCATCCAAGACTTTGTAAAGAATCTATTAAGTGGTGTGTCTTCTGCTTCAAGCAAGTCTATAATGAAAGTCTCAAGTCTTTTTACACCATCCCATTTGTCTTTTAAGCCGTATAAGTAATCAGCAAGCGGATTGTATTTGTTGTCATGCGCATAGTTGCTTATAGCTGTTCTAAGCTTTACACTTGATACATTGTGGTTGAAGAACTTCTCTGCATCAGCTTCAATATAGTCTTCATCACTGTCTTTTATTGTTTTTCCATCATACTCTATACAGTCAAAGAACTCATTGTATTTCAATTTGCCTGTATATTTGCTTCCATTCTCTAACCAAAGTCTATAGTTGCCAATAAAAGGCTTATAATTGTTTTTAGAGTCCATAACTAAATCATTTTTCCAAGTATTCTCTGGCTCTTCATCATTTTTAGATTCTAACAATTTTAATAGAGCTTCAACTGTCTCTTTTGGTAAGCTTTCTAGTGTTTTTAATTCTTTATTTTCTTTTATTTGATTATTATTAATCATAAGAATAAATTTTATATATTTAATATATGAGTTGTCTGTACAATTACAAAACAATACAGACAACTCAATTTTTTTATTTTACACTTTCAAATAGACTCAACAGTTTGTCAATATCAACTCCATCTAAAGGATTTTTCTTTCTCTTGTATACTGGTCTAACATAATATCCAAACATATAAAGCAGCTTAAGATTGCACACATCTTTATACTCATCAAGTTTATCAAACCAATCGCTTTCATATGGACGTTTTATGTAATACGAAGTCGTATGTCCATTCCTCTCTGGTATCAACTTTGCACATTTAGTCCATTCATCCTTAAGTGCTTCATTATCAAACACTTTTGCTAAACTGCAGAATAAACACCATCTTTGGTGATGGTCAATGTATTCAGGCTTTGGTGTGACTCTATAACAAAATTTATAGTTTGTTTCAACATTTGGAGAAGTCTTAGGCTTTTGTTTCTTTGGCTTCTTAATCTTTGGATATTCGCATGTAGTCTTTCCGTTACATTTTCTGTTGAACATGCAGTCAATCTTTGTGATATATAGCATCTGGCAGATTGAGCTGCCACATTTGTCAAGAACTTGTGGTGTGTCAATTATGTCTTTTGCTCCAGACATCACAAATGCTTCTCTTACTATCTCTCGACATATAGCGTTGTATTTGTCAAAGTTCTCTTTTGTGTGCTCAACATCAAAGAAGAATATGAAGTGACCGCCAATCATACTCCGAGAAGTCTCATAATAGTAGAAGTTGTCAGCATAATTGTTTAATAACCAATCATTTACATATTTAGACAACAGATTCCAACGCTCAATTGTAGCATTCCATACTTTCTTATAGTCAACATCTATGTATATGCATCCATTCCAGTATGAGTATACATTATCAATTTTAGTGACTATTCGCTCTTCTGCTGTACACATTTGTATTCTGTTTCTTAGCTCACCATCTTCTTTGTGATATTCTTTCATCTCATCAATTGTCTTTAGACTCATGACTGTATAATACCCGGGATGCAAAGCTTTAGCTTTCGGATCATACTCTGAATAGACATGATTAAATTTTATTACCATAGTTCTTCATTTTATGTTTTAATACTAAAAAATTACTAAATAAAAAAGCATCAATTAGACAACTACCCCAACACGTCTAATCGATGCTTATAATTCAACAGATTATAAAATCCATTGTGATTTCGTATGTCTGTTGGGGTAGCATATATATATTAATAATAATCACATTTTATACAAAATTCAACATAATAGTAAACAAATAGTTGTCAAAAAGAGAACAAAACTGTTCCAAATGAGAACTATATAAACAAAATAAAACCACTCATCTTCACAGACAAGTGGCCAAATACATTATAAGTATGTTATCATATGAAATTATTAAAAAAATGAAAATTAAACGTCAAAACATCAACCACTGTATTTCAAAGTGGTATTTCTTTAAAAGGTGTGTAACATGCACATTTGCCAATAGAATGTCCAAGTCCATTGTGCTGCTTAATGTGACAATATAGACAAATGTTTGCTTGTCAATGAAGTCAAACTCAAACTTCTTAGATATCATGTCAATCATATCATCTATGATTATCTGTCTTTGAGTCTTGTCATTGCATTTTCTTAGCTTGTTGAATGTAGAGCATGTTCGCTCTTTATCTTTATATACTAGATGGCCTTCAGTACCATCAACAACAATTTCAGCTTTTATTTTTCCAGACTCAGTCAATTTGTTCAAAATGAGCATATAGTTGCTGAATTTGCTTGTGTTGTCTCGTTCAATTGTTTTCATATTACAGGATTTAAAACATATATTTATATATTTAATCAAACTAAAGTTTGATATACAAAAGCATTATTGCTTTTATTAATAATAATATCCTGCAGCTGTATAATTCAACATTTGGACTGTCCAATATAGAACTAAATGTGTTCCAAATGGAACACATTGTAAAGTGAAGTCAATCAAAACTCATATTCACGCTGCTTCTTCGAACAGGTCTTTGACAATCTTTATTTCATTCTTGTAACGAAGTTCATATTTATTCCAACCTGTCTTCTCGATAATATATTCATCGCATTCGTAAACTTCGTTCTCAGTGTCAGCATTATATCCAATTTCATCCCATTTTGATCGGTCAGTGAACCACACATTGTCACCATCAATAATCACCAAGTTGTAGCAGTCTTCATCAAAAATTTCAGCTAAGTCTTCGTCGTCAAGTTTATATCCACAACCTCCGTCAGCTTCTCCAAACAATAACCACTCAATATATTGTTCTTCAAGCATCTCATCAAATTCTTTTTGAAGATCTTCGTCTGCATCGCAATATTCAATGTCTTCATCAAGGTCAGCACCGTCTTCAATTTTATTTTCAATGAAGTTGTACCACTCTTCATCTGAGTCCCACGCAGGAACCATTCTATCTTTAAGAACTGTATCATACACATTAATTCCAGTCTCTTTGTCTGTAACTTCTACCTTCAAGTCAAGGTACCATGCCAATCCGTTGTCTTTCAAATTCATTGCGTCTACAACCTTTACGTTAAAATTCTCATTGTTAAATTTCTTAATTGTTGCCATAATTTTTAAGTTTTTTAAGTTGTTAGTAAAAATTGTTGTTTGAATAATTGAATTATCAATTACATTTATATAATAGTATCAAACAAAAAATATTCAATTTTTTTCAATAAATTGAGTTGTCCAAAAGTGAACAAAAGTAGTCCAAAAGTGAACTATAATATATAAAATTAAAAATGCATGTATAGGTCAAACAATAGAATTAACGTGGATATACTCCACGCTTTGTCTGGTTCATTCAAATATAAAAAATATGTATTTATATATCCAAACATTTTAATGCAAACCTGGACAGTCTGGCATATATCCATGTTAATACAATAAAAAACCACTCATCTTCACAGACAAGTGGAAAAATATAAATTAAATAAATATATTAAAACATTATGGCAAAAAGAATTTTAATATATAATTAATAATAATATGAAGCTTTAAATTTTAAAATTATGCTGTTCTATATGGAACTAAAAGTGTTCTATTCTTCACTATTTATGTATTTGTCTCAGACAAATTATTTTCTTTTTTACTCTTCAAAGTTACTTCTTCTTCATCTAATTTGCTTCTAATCTCAGACCTGAAGTTGACTAATTCAGAGTTGTAGTGTGCTGATATGCCAAATATACTGCCTGCGAATGTGAGCAGTACACCTAAACATGTCAAGAATGATGCACTTACTTCACCAATTGGTTCTATAGCAAGCCCACCTATAGCGACTAATACAAGTCCAAACACAATGCATACCATAGCAACACTATATTGTATAATTTCTTTAGTTTGATGAGTCCATTTCATTTCTGCTTTTTAATATATGTATGTATTTACTGTTGCCGAACAATCATAATTATATCATCTTGGTTGTTCAATTTTGTAGTTGGCAACAATAATAGTATTGTATTCATTGTCTTTACCATATTTGAACATATCATTGAATGTGTCTTCTGTTATGCGTAGGTCTAATATCTCATACATATTTTCATCAATGCGTTTCTTTAGCTTGTCAATCTGGTCTTGCAGCTCTTTTATCTTAGCTTCAAACTTAGATGTGTCTGTATTGTTTATGATAATAGTTGTAGTGCTAGAGTTGGCTGCGCTAGCAGTAGTAATTTTACCAGTTGTTTTGTATGTTGTAATTCTTATCATATGTGTATTATCTTTATATAAAAATAATCAGTTTCAAAAAGAAACATCATATTTTCAGTTTGAAAAACAATTACTGCTCTCTAAGTTTCAAAGTGATACTATCTGTTTTCAAATTGATACTATGGCTGAATGTTACAAACTTCTTAGCTTTGAAATAGTTGAATTTATAGTTTGCAAACTCATCACCACACTTGTCATATTTGAATGTAGTCTCTAATATGAGCTTTGGCTTGCTGTAAAGCAAGTATTTGTCATTCACATATATCATCTCTGGCTTAGCTGTCTCCTTAGTCACACTGTCATCAATTGTGTCAATTGGAGCTTTGTTGACCATATCAATCATACAGTTCTTGAATGTAGTAGCATTTATGCCGCATTTGAATGCAGTCGATGCATCAACACCACTAATTAAGTCAAAGTCTATCTGTTTGTCAGTCACATAGTTATGATTCTCATCTGAACAATATACAAGTCCATTGTCTTCATATGTAGTGTCATATCCACCATTGTCAGATGCTAGCTTCACATTGAAATTCTTAATGATTACATTCTCACAATATGGAAGCACTTGCACACAGTTAGATGACCATGTTGTGTGTCTAAACCAAGTCTTATGGCGTCTGACTAGCTCATCAAATGTGATGTTGCATACACCAACTATCTCAAACGCCAAGTCTCCAGCCAATGCATCGCTTGCTTTAATTGGTATAGCTGTGCCAGATACAGAGCCAAGATTCATATATGAGTGTACGTTGTTAGCCATATCATGCTCTTCACCAACAAGATAGTCTCCACCAGCCAAGTCTGGGCCTAAATAGAATTTATCATTGTAAATCTTAGTTCCATCATCATCAAAGTCAAACGTCAAGTCTGACTCTTTCACCCAATCATATTTTGAGCTCCCATCTTCAAGTATAGTCTCAACACAATATTTGTCTCCAATCTTCATTTGGCAAGCCAATATAGGAATTTTGTAAATTCCATCAATTCCATTGTTTGGATTATTATAGCCAGTCACATTGTATTGTAGCATCTTATTCTCGTTGTCATCAAAGAATGGATTGGCTGAAAGCATAGTCTCATCTGATGTTACTGTCTTGTCCAATGGAGCTCTAGTGTTGAAGTATTTCAATGCATAGAATTTACCATACTCATTCAGACCAGATGGAACAGTGTTGTGAGAATTTCCATCTTTCTTAGAGTCAGCAAATGTCTTGTTTTTCAATATACCAGCATATACCCATTGCTTCCTTTCTAATAGTAAATTATACATCATGTAATTGTCAGTCAAGTCTGTTGTTGCTTGTACAGGGTTCAACACAATTTTACCTGAGAACACAATGTAATTAGTTATGGATGAGTCAGTTGGACTATATGTACCGCTTGATGTTGACTTGTATTTTATGCTCATTTTAGCATTCTTCAAATCATTGTCTGTTGGGTATGGTGTAGCTTGCTTCTGTATTGAATCCCAGTCACCATTTGCATTTTTAGTGTAAAATGTGTAAGTCAAAGGCTTGCCAACACCATTGCCATTTATTGATATGACTAAGCTCTTACTTATAGACGGTGCTTTCAATGGTGAGTTGTCTGACAGCTTCTTCTGGTCAGTACGGCCAAAACCAATTATAGCTGGCATAAGAGGTTGTTTACGCATCTCAGACAATATCTTCCATTGGTTTATGTATGAGCCAAAGTTTGACTTCTCATAATACGTGCTAAACACATCAACTCCATTTCTAGTAAATGACCATTTGTTGTTCATATAGTCTCTGATGAACCAGTTGTATGTGTATGCTTTATCATAGTCAGTAGTTCGACTATTGACAATTGCTTTGAACGCGTTTAGTGCAGTCTTACCATTGCCTTCAGATATATACTCAGTCATATACTGCTGCATATTGTCATATGGTGATATAAGACTGTCATCGTCTAATGGTGACTCTAACACAACATCAAACTTGTCTAATTTAGCTTTTACTTTTATTTGAGTATACACATCATCTGTTGATATGTTAGTGTCTGTGTCGATATAGAAGTCTTTGTCCACATTTATTGTAGCCAAGCTTGAATTATGCTCATTACCATTGTCTATATTAGTCCATGTGATGTTGTCTTTGCTAGCCAATGTGCTGTCTGAGAATATGTAGAAGTCATATCCATTCTGTATGATGTTCAGATTTAAGAATTTTAGCAATTTATCCAATACCTCTTCCATTGTCTCAACATCATCATAGTCATCACCTAAGAACAATGACTCTGGACAGCCAACTCTATTGAATATGTTGCCATTGCGCAAATATTTACTTCCATCATAATAGACAGCTGAATATGTGAATATATCCACTACACCGCCTATTACATCACCTCTGTTATAAAGTTCTATATTACTCATTTTTAAATTTTATAATATGTATCAATTTTGCTTGTTTATGCAGTTTTAACAGTCCAACCTGATGGTATATTTGCATCTTTGTTTATCCAAGTTGCTTTTTTGTTCTTAATGAATGTACCTGTTGGTGATACATCATTTAACCAGTAAACAAGACAACCGTCTGCTGATATATCTTCAAACATTGCTTTAACATAATTTAGATTTGAACACCCATCAAACATCCATCCATAACAATATGTCTTTAATGTTGTAGCAGGTAACTCTAGCGCTTGCGTAAGCGATGTACAATTTTCAAACATTGCAAAATAACAATGATTTCTCAATGTAGTAGCCGGCAATGTTGGTGTAGTTGTAAGCGATGTACAATGACAGAACATATATTCATAACAAGCATCTGCCAATGTAGTAGCTGGTAGTTCAGGTGTAGTTGTAAGTGATTGACAATTAATGAACAATTTATAGAATGCATAATCAGCTAATGTATCGCTGAAATTAAGCAAAGACATAATATTACCAGATGCAGCAATAGAGCCAGTCATAACAAATTTTTTATATATTTCTGTGCTCTCAGATATTTGTATATCATCGTCTGACTTAACATACATCTTGTCTCCATCATGTAAATTTACACCTAATAAATTCATTGTTTGCCATTTACCATTATTTATCTTATATTGTATTACTTTGTTAGCTGATGTATTTGGTGTACCATATTGAGTCATACTAACTGTACTATCACCAGTTGAAGTAAAGCATAAATAGTCTTTAGCTGGCTCACCTGTTATGACTGGTGTATCTGGTATAACTATATTTTCATAGAAATTAGTCTTATGCCATTCATTACCATAATAAACCCAAACATAATGTTTAAACATAGATATATTTGGCTCATCTCTTATCTCAAATGGACAATGCTCCATACCACGTAGATGCTCAACATCACCAGCTTTATGTATACCATAGTCAACAACATATGTTCTTGTTACGTTTGTAATTACAGTATACTCTTCTAAGTGTATTTGCTCTATAACATCACCATATGTTACAGTGTCTCTATACACTTGGTCAAATATTGGCTCTGCTGTACGCCTTGACACATTAGTCCTAGTCTCATATGTGCCATTACCATCTATATCAAGATATGCGAACTCTAAATTGTATTTCAATCCATTGTATGTTGTAGTCTTAGTCTCATCTAATATCCAATTTGGCTCAAGTACTTTACCACGCTTATAGTTGCCAGTAGCAATGTTCTTTATTTGTCCATCTATTATAACTTGCTCAATCTCAATTAGTTTAGCATAAAACACACCATCTTGGTATATATATCCATTTGTTATCCAAATGAAATGTGACATAAAAGCCGGCTGAGGATAATTATCCAAATTCAAATTTGCATTCATTATGCCAAACAACTCTAAATAAGCTTTTAGACTAATGGTTTGAGCATTTTGCTTAAAATCATCATATTGGTCTTTGTCAACCAAGTTTGTGTCTTCTAATGTAGACAACAAGTCACGACAATGCACATCTAAAGCAGTCCACTCTTCAACATATTCTTGTGTATATGTGTTTGGTGTCACATAGCCTGCAAATACACATTTGCCATTTCTTAATATGTTGACTATCACTGACTTTTGGTTTGCTGCCCATAGATAGTCGCCTAAATAGATGCGTGTCACAAGCCGTATAGTAGCTGACTTCTTAATGATATGGGTGAAATAGTCATCTCTATCACATTCAATTGTGACAGCATCTTCAGCTGCGAATTTTACCAATGCTCCACCAAGCTCTATATTGCCACCATTCTTCTCATTTCTAATTTTTACAGTTATGGTGTTGTTATTTATATCTTTATATGTTCCTATCAACCACATATTGTTTGTTAAATTTATTTAATGCCTATTTGCTTACCAGTCAATGCTTTAGTCTTACCATAGTTCTTCTGTGACAAGTATATGTCTGAGCCTCTTATTTTACCAGTGATACTAACATTAGTACCATTCTGTGTATAAATACCATTGTCTAACATATTGAACAAATGTGACTGTTGTCGACTGTTTAATATCATCTCACCACTATTTACTCTAACTAACTGCTTATCACCCATAGTAGATGAACCACCAACAATACCACCAGACTCAAATCGTTTAATTGTTCCAATTACTGTTCCTAATGTAGTTATACCTGTTGTGACAAAAGCAATCCATCCTAATGGTCCAAGCTTAGCAGCCTGTGCTGATGCTGTAGCAAAGCTTAGTATTATCTGTCCAATTGCAGCAAGGACAGCACCAGCTTTAGCAATCTCACCATTACCACCAATCTGCATCAATGCATCACCTAAGCGTGCAAAACTACCAGCTACAACATCAATAGCAGTATGTCCACCAAACAACTCATCCATAGTCTGTAGTTGTTGTAGCTTAGCAAATGCAGCATCTGCTTCTTCTTGTGTAGTTTTTAACTGTTCATTTATACCACCTTCAGCCAATATCTTGTTGTCCCAAAACTCATCACTAGTCTCAGAGTATTTTAGCATATATGCGGCTTTCTTTTGTAGAAGCTCATCATATTTGTTGCTTAATTCATCAAACTGATCAGACAAGTCAGACTCATCTGTACGCTCTTTATATCTGTCTTTGAATGCTTTTAATGGAATATTATAGTTTGACTGCATTACAACATCTTCTTGCTTTGTCTTCTCTATTTCAGCTACAGCTCGCTCATTGTTTTGTTTTTTTAACAGTTTAGAATATTCATTTAACTCATTATTAAGCATATCAACAAGCTCTTTGTTGTCTTTATTTGCTGTTGCAAGGTCATTCAAAGTCTTAATATAAGTCTCTAATGCCGATTTTTGCTTCTCTGTAGCTTCAGATTGCGTTATAAGTCCAATTTTTAGGTCTTGTCTTGCATTTTTAATATCTGTAGCATATGTTTTAGCTGCTTTGTCAAAGTCATAATATCCTTTGTAACTAGCAAGATCTTTAAGCTTGTCATCTAGACTATTTTTAATCTTTTTTATTGGCTCAGACAACTGTGCAAATGCTTCTGTCCATGATAAGTTCTTTTTGTTTTTTAGTTTTCCAGTCTCTGTAGTAATCAACTCATTCAACTCTTCAACTGCATTAGTTGCTTTAGCATATGCGTCTGAAAATGAGCCATTTGTGTCAAACTCGAATTTAGCTCGTTCAATCAAGTTATCTACTTCAGCTTCTTTTACTGATACAATGTCTTCTGGTGTATCATGTTTTGTTGTAGTTGTTGTACGAGTCTTGTTTGTTCTGCTGTATGAACGTCCACTATTTGATGCATTGCTTGACGAGTTAGATTTGTATGATGGGTTCAAATCACTAAATATGTCATCTGCAGTATTCTGTGCTTGCTGCATTCTGCTTACCATATAGTTGACTCTCTTGTTATAATTACGAGTATTCTCTTCTATTGCTTTAGTGTTTGCTTTACTTGCTTTTATATACTCTTTGTCGTTTGCTTTAGCCACACCAGCACCGGTCAAAGTATTGAGCCTCTTAAAGTCCCAGCTCATGCCAGTCTTCTTATAGTGAACACCTTCAACTAAGCCAAGCTCTTTTATTTTGTCTTCAGATACAACATCACCTGACTTCCATGTACGTTGTCTATAGCCTTCTCTTAAGGCCATATCACGCTCAATGTATTTAGTTGTCTCTTGTTCTATCTTCTTACCCCATGCATATGCTTCACCTATAGAGATGATAGCTTTTCTTACTTTATCTGAGTTACGAACTAACTTGTCAAATGCTCTATACAAGTCATTAGTTGCACCAGTGAATTTCTCTATCTCAGAACGATTATCTTTAAGAAATTTGTTTTTCTCTTGCTCTGTACGTAGATTTATCCATTCATTCTTTAGCTTAATAAACGATGTCAAACTTTGAGCTGAGCCTTCAGCCACAGCTTGATGGAACTCTTCTTGCTTCTGTTTTGCTTTATCTAATGCATCTGTGCCTTCTTTTACTGCTTCTATACTGTTGTCAGCGCATAAAGCATATGTTGTATATGCTGCTGCTCCAACTAACAACAATCCAGTAAAGTCACCAAGCAATGCTTTACCTACAGCCTTAGTAACATTCCAAGCTGTCTGAGCTGCTGTATCTTTTCTAGTAAGAGATGTGTTCAATGCTTGTCTTACATTGTTTATCTTAATAGCGACTTCTTTTTTCATCAATGTAAGTACTGATTGCTCTTGTAGCAAGTTTTGTATAGTCTGTAGACCATTGGCTATATTGAGCAGCGACATCATTGTCTGTTGTACTTTATTAACTTGGTCTTCAGCTACACCAAATTGAGTCATTAAGCCTGCTCCAACTTGGACAACAGCATTTACACCTTGGAACACACCAACCATTTGGTCTAATGACTTAGTATCAGATGCCATATTGGATATCTCTGCTCTAAAGTCACCCATAAAGTCATACATCTCTGCTGTCTGTTGCTTAGCAGCGTTCAACTGAGCAGCAAGTTGTTGACCAATGTCTGACTGCTGCATCTCTTTTGACATAGCATTATAAGCAAGAGCAAGTTGTTGTGTTGCCTTGTTCAGTTGAGAATATGCTTGTCTTGCATTCAGACTACCAGTCTTGACTTTATCTATAACGTCAGCTGTCTTGGATGCTGCTTTAGTAGCATTATTCATTGCAGCAGAGAAACCTTCATCTTGTGCTGTAATACCTATTTTTAATTGTGATGCCATTTAATAAAAAATCATGTTTTTCGCTCGTATTGAGCTGCTTTTGCTTTCAGCCGTTCAATATCTTCGTTGCTTATTTCTTTGTTATGCTCATCTTCATCTGTTGGCAATGGAAATACATCTTTTGGTGACTTATGGCCTTTCATATATGGTGCCAAGCTCGACCATACAATGTATCTAGTCTGCTCCCATTCATGCTTATAAGCAAATTTGACATACTCACACAATAAGTCTAACTCGTAGTCTAATAGATTGTCCATGAAAGTCTCATACGTAACCATTCTGTTCTGTATGACCAAGACGTTAAACATTTCATGGACAATTAAAAATCCTTGTCTTTCTTTGACTTAGATTTTGTCTTAGGTTCATCTTTAATTGGTGTCACTTTAGCTGATACTTCAACATTCTTAATGAACCAAGATGCAAAGTCAGACAATATAGTATGTTGTTGTGAGTCTAGCCAGTCCATATACTCATCATATGTGATATCCAAATTCTTGTGCTCATACTGTAGTGTAGCCAATATAGCAGAATAGAACAATACCACTAGACTAGTGTAAGATGATATAGTCTGCATATCGATTGAATGGCCCATTATATTCTCATAGAACATGTATATTCTAAGTGAGTAATGTAGCTCTAATTCTTGTTCTTTGATTTTGATTTTCATAAGTCGTGTAATGTATGTTTTTATCTATCTATATAATAATATTAAATTGTCTATAAAAAGTCAAAAGCAGAGCATGGAATATCACATCCACACCCTGCTTGACTTATGAAAAATGATTGAACGACGTCAATGCTGTTCTAATCACGCTCCAGCTTGTTTCACTAATGGAGATGCACCAGTGAATGTAGCTGAGAATGTAGCATTTTCACCAGTGTTAGCATTCACTGTCAAACTAGTGATAACAGCTTTACCTTTAAGTACACCTTGAGTTGCTGGTGCCCAGTTCTCTTTGGATGCATGGTCTAAGCCGTTAGTGTCATAGTCTGCAGAAGTGCCAAATACAATCTCAACCGGAGTCTTGCCAATAAACAAGGTCCATAGATTGTCAAACTCTGTAGTAGAGTATAAGTTGTCTGTGCTTACTTCCCAAGTCAAATTACCTACTTCAGATGCACCCCAATAACCATGGTCTTTGGACGATACATCAATGGTGTTACCAGTCAAGGTAAGTGTATGGGCAGTAGCCAAAGCAATTGATTTGCCCTGATAAAAGAGCATCAATTCATCACCTTTTACAATTGTATTCATATTCTAGAATTTTATAAATTTGTCATTGTACTTTCAACACAAAAGTCAACTGTTGTATGAAAGCGTTATTGTAGATAGTCTCATTTGCTGACTGCATCGTTATCTGTGATATGTATATATTATCATCTTTGTAACGTTTGCCTTCAAGTGAGTTACGTATCTCAGATGCGATTGAGACTGACATATCATATCTGTCTGTTACAGCAGTGGCAGTGACTGTTACAGTGTCTTCAAAGCATCCATCTTTACTATATGCTGACAACACACTATCTCGATTGATGACTATAAACGGAAATGTAGTGCCTTGCTTTGCATCTATAGGATATATTCGCTCATATGGCGTTAACGCCATTAGCGCGCTGTTTGCTTTTAACAGCTTTAACACATATTTAGTTATTGATAAGGATTGTTTCATTGTTCGTTATTGATGTCATCTATTGTCTTTTCAACAGCAAGTATAACTTGTTGTGTAGCAGCTTCTTGCTGTGATAGTGCATTCTTTAAAAACCAGTTTGGTGTAATCGAGCCTCTGTTCTTTCTAGTTACACCCATTTCAAAAAATCTTAATCTCCAAGTGCCATCATTCTTGCTCTGGTTGCCTAATACGCTTACAAAGCCAGTAGGCATCTTCTTCCACATATATGTGCGAACACCTTGGATTAGCGGAATGCCAAACTTACCAGTAGTTGAGTTATATCTAAACTTAGAAGATTGTATGTTGGCCAAGACTTGGTCTCTCAATAAATTGATGCCTTCTGATACACCATGCCTTGCAGCAGACATAATTCTATCATCTGCCAAGTCAAAATACTCTTTTAGTGCATCTTTGAGGTCGCGACCGATTTCTATTTCATATTGCTTAGTCATTGATTAGCTCGCATTCTATGATTTTTTGATTGTATTCTCTATCATCACTTATTGCCAAGATGCGGTATTGCTTGCCTTTCCATTCAAGTCTATCAAACTCAGTTATTTGTTGATATCGTCTAATATAGAAAGTCTTTGTGTAAGCATAAAACACTTCATGATTGATGTCCACTCTATTGCCAGTCTTGTAAGAGACAGCCGCTCTTATCCAAGCGATTGGCTTGTATGTGTCTGTCTGCTCATTGAACTCATTACGCTCAACTACACAACGCAATATTCTAACCTTCTCATTCAATATTCCTGCTTTCATGCTTGGCAATTGTTATAATTTTTATATGCTGACAATAGATACTCATATGAATGTGGTATATCATAGTATGATGCGACAGATACGGACTCTCGATTCATATACATATTGCCAACAAAGAGCATCATTGCATGAACAACAGGTGGAGGTAGAACTCCACCGTTGTTTATAGCAATGTCTTCTAACTTAACTCCACAATGACGCTCCACTATAGCTTCTGCGACTTCACCGAGTGACTCGATATATGTGTCATCATCGATAAATTCGGCTTCAATGTTCAGATGCTTTTTAAGTGTTGTTAAATCTAAATAAGTCATGTGTGTTTAAGTATATATTTCAACTGTTGACAATCAACCGTTTTGAGTAGTACCAAATGCAAATGCTTCTGGTCTAAGTGTTACAGCATCGAAGAATGCGTTGATTACAATACGTACTTGGCCGTCTTTAGCAAGTGTATATGGGTCAACTACAAGGTCAATTGAGCCCCATTGTCCAATTGCTAAGTTGTTCCAGTCGCCATATGCAATGTTTTGTGCTTCAACATTTGAGGTGTTGAGTACTGGTGTGCCATCAACTTCACCATTCTCCATTACTAATTGGGTAGACTTGCTTGACTTAGGCATATTGCGAAGAGCAGCCTTAGCTTTATTGCTCATCACATATTTGCATTCACCAATTATATTTGCGTCTTCAATTGAAGCTTCAAGGTCGCAGATGTCTTTGAATGTAGTAATCTTCTTAGGTGTTTGGCCGTAGAATATACCAGCTGGAGTAGTAGTGCTGCCTTGTGCTGAACCAAGAATGGTAGATTCAAGCTTAGAGTTTATAGCAGCTACAATATCAGCGCGAATAGCTTGTTCTGCACCAATTGAGTCTTGTACAAGGAATTGTTTACTGATGTCAACATATGCAGTCAAACGTTTAGGTTGAAGCTTTTTGCTGGTGAAGGTATAACCAGCTTCTTTAGCGCTAGCGACTTCACCTTCCCAAGTAACATTACCTGCACCCATAATAGGTACTTGCACATCACCAATAAGGCCAGACATATATTTAGCACCTGCAGCGACAAGCACATTCTTAGCTCTAAGTGGAGTAAGCAAGTCAGCAAACTGAACTTCAATTACATCATCATGCTCATCTGTTACAGTTACAGCAGCTCTAGACTCAACTGGAAGCTGGATTTGACCGCTGAATGATTGGCCTGCTGAACGCATCTCATCTGCACCAGCATTGATTACTGCTTGTGATACAGTATCAAGTGAGCGGTTGTTAGCAATATCATTAATTGCCTTTAAGAGTGAAAATTGTTTTTTCATTTTGTTTCTATTAGATATATTTTCTTTGTAGTCGTCGTCTTTGTCACATTGAGGTCCTTCACATGGTTCATCCATTTCATCTGGTTCATCCATTTCATCTGGTTCATTGTCACATGACTTAGATTCATCAGATTTAGGCTCACATGACTCAGGCTCGACTGATTCAACAGGCTTATCCTGTTCTTTTTGTTTTTCTTGTTCTTTGGATTCATTTGGATCAGCTGTCTTACCAGCTTCCATTTCATCCTTTTCGTCTTCTTTCATATTTTGTTCTTCTGTATTTCTAACATATTCTAAGCATCTTGCTGATACTGAAGTAGTTGGATATGCAGGTGTATAGACTGGGCTGATTTCATACAATGCGTCAAACATTATAATCTCGCGCATGTATGTTCCATCTTCTTGCTTAGTCCATACTTCACCACTGCCGTCTTCAGGCAATGAGAATGCAAAACTAGTGCCGTACATCTCACCACGCTTGATGTGCTCTAACAAGTCGTTGCCATCTTGCGTATTAGGTGCTTCAAACTCATAGTATAAGCCATCATTACGAAGGTCTAATTTCAATGAGTTTGGTGTACGAGCAAGCACTTTGCTCCAATCATGGTTGAAATAGGCAAATATGTCAGCATTCTCTAACATAGAAGCAGGCAATGCAGATGGATTTATACGCTCAGTGAAGCCCATAAAAGCAGAGTCTTCATTGAAACGAATAGCATATCCACTAACTGTACGCCCATTTGTTGTAAATGCGCGCGCTATGTTTCTTATTTCTCTATTTTGTTCCATTTTGTATGTATAATTCTATTTAATAATAATCAAAGATTTTTATCTTTGATATATTGGTTATAAACCAATTAATAATAAATTGTTTGTATCATATTTTATTATGATTGTTTGTATTTGTCACAGACAAATTATTTATCTGGACTTGCAGTTTGTATTGTCCATCCAGATGGTATACCAGCTTCATCATTAGCCCATGTAGCAGCAGAATTCTTAACAAATGTACCTGTTTTAGATACACTATCTAACCAATATCCTAAATAGTTTGCATTTGGAACGGCTGTAAACATTGCTTTAACATAATTTAACTTTGAACAACCTTTGAACATACTATTATAACCAGTATATGCCAATGTTGTAGCTGGTAATTCTGGTGCAGTTGTTAGTGATGTACAACCAAAGAACATAGCATTATAACATCTATCAACTAATGTAGTTGCTGGTAAGGCAGTAGCCTGTGTAAGTGATGTACAATTAAAGAACATACTCTCATAACAACTAAGATTTAGTGTGGTCGCATGTAAAGCTGGTGCAGTTGTAAGTGATGTGCAACCAGAGAACATGTTTTGATAACAACTTTCTGTCAATGTTGTAGCTGGTAGTTCAGGAGCAGTTGTAAGTGATGTACAATCATAAAACAGATAAACTAATGCGTAAGTTGTCAATGTTGTACTAAAATTAAGCAAAGACATTATATTGCCGGTTGCAGTAATTGAGCCGGTCATCACGAATTGTTTATATATTTCTTCGCTCTCAGACATTGGTATCTCATCATCTGATTTCAAATACATCTTATCAGCATCATGTAATGTTACAGCTGACAAATCCCATGTTTGCCATTGTCCATCATTTAGTTTGTATTGTATTACTTTATTAGCTGATGTGTTTGGTGTACCATTCTGTGTCATACTAACTGTACTATCACCAGTTGAAGTAAAGCACAAATAGTCTCTTTCTGGTTCTGGTTCAGGAGTTACACCACCTTCAACTTGTACAGTCCATCCAGATGGTATGCCAGCTTGTTCATTAGTCCATGTAGCATCTTTGCTCTTGATGAATGTACCTGTTGTTGATACACTATTTAACCAACTACCTAAAGAATTTGCTGGTATATCTGTAAACAATGCTTTAACATAATTTAACTTTGAACACTGTCTAAACATGGCAAAATAACACATCGCACTTAATGTAGTAGCAGGTAGTTCTGGTGCAGTTGTAAGTGATGTACATTCTCTAAACATGCTTCTATAGCAATTTTCAGCTAATGTAGTAGCTGGTAGCTCAGGTGTAGTTACTAGTGATGTGCATTTATAGAACATCTCACTGTAACAATAGTCAACTAATGTTGTAGCTGGCAGAGCAGGTGCTTGTGTAAGTGCTGCGCAACCGTAGAACATTCTTCTGCAACAATTAGTAGCTAATGTAGTTGCTGACAATGTAGGTGCAGTTACAAGTGATGTACAATTTTGAAACATAACATTATAGCAGAAGTCTACCAATTCAGTTGCAGGTAGAGCTGGTGCTTTTGTAAGTGATGTACAACCATAGAACATACCAGAATAACAACTATCAGCCAACGTAGTAGCTGGTAGTTCTGGTGTTTGCGTAAGTGATGTACAATTTTGGAACATGCTACCATAGCAACTTCTAGTTAATGTAGTAGCTGGTAGTTCAGGTGCAGTTGTAAGTGACATGCAATAAGAAAACATATCTTTATAACAACTAGTTGCCAATGTTGTAGCCGGTAATATTGTTGGTGCTTGTGTAAGTGACATGCACATACTGAACATGCTTTCGTAACATGATTCTCCTAATGTAGTAGCTGGTAGTTCAGGTGTAGTTGTAAGTGAGCAAGATGCAAACAAACCATAAAAACCATAATTTGTTACAGTATCACTAAAGTTAAGTAATGACATAATATTACCTGATGCAGCAATATTGCCCATAATCTCTAATTGTTTATATGTCATCTCATTCTCATTAAGTGGTATTGTGTCATCAGACTTCAAATACATCTTATCACCATCATGTAATGTTACACCTGACAAATCCTATGTTTGCCATTCACCATCATTTAGTTTGTATTGTATTACTTTATTATTAGATATATCAGTCGGTGTGCCAAATTGTCTCATTGTAACATTACTATCACCAGTTGAAGTAAAACATAAGTATTATTTTTCTGGCTCTGGCCCTGGGCCTGGGTCTGGGCCTGGGTCTGGACCTGGGCCTGGGTCTGGACCAGGTTCTGGGTCTGGCCCTGGTTCTAGCTTAGCACCATAGCATCCAGTATGCCAAGTCTTGCCATTCACATCAACTAGAAGCAGCTCAGTGTCTTCAGCGACAGCTATATCGGCATATCCATTCGCTCTGACATATTCTCTTAGTCCATCAATTGAACCCATGTCAGCAATCAGATTGTCAAAGTTGGTATATCCAAATGCTCGTATACAGTTGTTTATTGTATATATCATAACTCATTTTGATTTTTTTCTTGTTGATTCTCATCTTGATTGATTTTGTTCTGGTTGATGTCTGTGTAAGGTATGAACAAGTCATCGCATCCTTGTTTTGGATTTAGTCCAAAGAATTGTCTAGCTTCATTTATTGACATAATGCCGTTGCTGACTAGTGTAGATGCATAGTTTGCCATATCTGTCTTGTTGCCTTTCATCAACGCAGACTCGTCTAAGTCAATATATAAGTTGTCATGCATATAGCTTGGCGTTGTATACACAAGTTTGCGGTTGAATTCGTCTTCAATCAGCTCAATGTAAGGCATTAGAGTGTATTGGACGAACTGTAGGTTCATTGCTTCAACAGTAGAGTATGATGAGTGTGACAAGTCTTGCAGCAGCACTGGACTGATGCAGAAGAATCTTGCAATCTCTTGTATGTTGAAGACACGTGACTCAATCATCTGTGAGTCAGCAGCATTCTGTGATACTGGTATGAAGTCAGCATCACCTTCTAGTACAGCAAGGCCAGATGTAGACTCACCACTGCCATGTACTTGCTGCCAGCTTGAGCGTATAGCTTCTTTCTGCTCATCACTTACTATACCACGACTGAACTTTAATATACCTTTCACATTACAGCCAGAACTGAAATAGTCCTCAGCTGCAGACTCTGTATAGTTAGACAAGTCCATAGCTCTTTGTGCATATGACAACAGTCCACGGCCAACATATCCATCATTGCTGTTCTTGTATATGTGTATCATATCAATACAATCAACACGGCCAGGTACTGTTTTATATCCGCTAACAATGTAGTAGAGCGTGTCATTCTCTGGTATAGACTGTACTGAGACGGCTGACTCTTTCAAGTATATCAAGTCAACTGGGTTGCCTTTGCTGTCTCGTTTGATGTATGCATATCCATTGCCATACAGCATCATATCCCATACAAGTTGCTTGATGAAGTTGAATTTACTCATCTTCAGACTGTAGAATAGACGTTCAAAGTAGTGATGGTCAATTAGTTGCGTATCATTCATTGCAGTCTGCTTAACTTTGATTGGCAGCTCGGCAATAGCATTAGATATCATCTCTACGGCAGCAAAGACTGCAGACAGAGTCAGATGTGTCTTCTTTGAGTATTTTCCAAAGAACAAGCCATCGGAATATGGCTTCACATAGACTAAGCCTCGTTTCTCTGTTTTTCGTTTAAAATTAAACCAAGACATGTATTTCTTTTATGTTTTTGTTTTATCTATATAATAATAAAATATTATAACGTTGTTAACTTAGCAGCGACAACTGGCTCATTCAATGCTCCACCTAATGCTTGTAGATTAGATATTACAGCATCTATTTTGTTGCATCTGCTGTCTCCTTTAGTCGGCTTGCAGTTGTCGTTCCAGTCCACTTTTAGCTGAGCATTGTCGAAGCACCATATCACTAATGGATTTCTGTCTAACACAACTTTACCACTTCTAAGCAAGCGCTCAAACTCTTTAGTTGGACGATTGAAATTGCCAATTGCTTGGCTGTATGGCTCTAATGGTAAGCCAGCTTGCTCGGCTGATATAGCCCATTGTGTAGCATTCCAACTATCATAATTGACTGATGCTATACGGCATATATTATTGATTTCCAATACTTTATTTAATATGTAGTCATAGTCGACGACGTTACCCTCTGTAACGTGCAGATAGCCTTTGCGATGCGCTTCTTTGTATAGCTCACCATTGGCTGACTCTTTTAGTGCAGACTCAGGTAAAAATAACCAAGTTTTGAAATAGCATTTTCCATCTTTCTCTATCATTGCACTGACTGCTGTCAAGTCGCTTACTGCTGACAAGTCGACTCCAATATATGCATAACTGTGCTTGCCTTGGCAAATATCTTCTAGTTCAAATGGCATTGAGTTGGTTACCAATAAGTTATGTGGCAGCCAAACTTCTGCTGACTGCATCCACTCATTGAAATTTTTAGTTCTAACACCAACTTCAAGTGATGTGTTGTTCAATGCAGACTTCACCTCATCACGCATATACTCATATGTTACTGTCTGTCCTAAGCTTGGACTGCATTTTATCCAGTTAGACTCATCTGTCCAGTCATCACCTTCATCTAATTGGTATATCAGACTGAATTGGCTGTCGTCTTGCTTAGAGCCAGATAGAATATCTTTACATGTGTTCCACATACTATAGCATGGATATGAGTCACCAATTAGAAAGCCAGCAGTTGTAATTACAATAGACAATGGTTGTGTACGCATACCTTGACTTGACTTCATCACATTGTACAAGTCCCAATTACGTTGAGCATGCATCTCATCTATAACAAACATCTGACTGTTATATCCATCATTGCCCATACTGTCGCTTGACAGAGTCTGTATGTATGACTTGGTGCATGGAACTCTTACATCATTACGATATATTTTATATATAAGTCCTTTAGGGTCAATTGATTGCGCAAAGTCTTTAGTCTGTCTGAAGCATATGCCTGCTTGTTTGGCTGAGTTGGCCACAAAGTCGACTTCAGCTCCGGACTCGTTGTCTATAGTAGTACAGCATAGACTTAGAGCAGCAGCAAGAGCAGTCTTGCCATTCTTACGGCTTAAGAACATAAAGACTTTTTTAGTTACGCGATAATTGTTCTCTTTCCATTTGAAGCCAAATATATTAGCAAATGCAAACTGTTGCCATGGTAGTAAGATAAATGGCTTGCCAGCATGCACACCAGTAGAGTGCTTCATCTTAGCGACAAAGCGTATCTTCTTGTCAACATCAGCTTGGTCAAAGTACATATCATCACGCTCTAAGAACTGCAAGAAGCGAGATGCTGCTTGCTTTATAGTCTCACATGTGTTGATTCTGCCGCTTAGGACGTCTTGTGCGTATTGGTAATATTCAGTTTGTTCAATCATTATGCTGTTTAATTTGCTTATGCAAATATAATTGTCTTTAGACAATTTACAATTGTAAATTATCCATTCAATATTGAGTCAATGTAAGCTTGAGTATCAGAATTTTGTTGATTCTTATTTAGACTCATCATTCTAGCTTTATTCAATGGACTGACTGCGAATTGGTTGAGTATGCGCAGAACATTGTTGTATGCGATGTTCATTACACTGAAGCTGCGTGATTTGGCAAGTCTATTACGCTCATCTCTAGACAAAATGCCATACTTAGCCATATCATCTCTTGCTTCAAGATAGACATTATACCAGTCTCTAATCAATATTAGCATAGGCAAGAACTCTTGTGGAACTTGCTTATAGTCGCTTTCTAATTGAGTGATAATTACTTGCAAGAATTGTTTGCAGTCCTTGTTGCAATCTGTTAGAATTGACTCATAGTCTGCTGTATTTCGCTTTAGGTTTCGTCTGTCGTTCGTCATAATTTTAGTTTTATCTATTTATATAAAAATAAAATTTTTTTTGGCATATATATAACAAAAAAACAGCCATCATTTGTGGTGATGGCTGAGAGAAGTTACACCACTCAAGCATAGTGGTGATGAAGTTATGTTTGTTAAAAAATCCTGTTTTTAACTTTGTATAAAACAAACCATAAGAATTGGTTTTAAATCTATAATTTGTAAGACAGTCCTAAACAAAATTAACATTAATTTACTATAATTTTGTTTTAGTTGATGCTTTTTAATCATTTTGATACATGATGTAGCTTAGCATCTTTACAGCTGCATCATGCTGAATAGAAGAACTCATAACAAATTTTAAAGTCGACATCAAATTTGTTTAGAGTGGGTACGAATTTACCAATTTCGAATATTTAGGAAATGTTGAAAAATCTTATACTTTATATATAATAATAAATTAGAAATATTTCAAATATTTTGATAAAATTATTTTATGCTTTGCAATAGTATCTTGGTAGTCCAAAATTAGAATTGACGTGGAGATATGCCAGACTGTCCAGGTTTGCATCAAATATGTTGGATATATATTTATATATTTTTGATATTTGGATAAATCTTGGTGTATGTGAGATATATCCACGTTAATCTAATATTTTGACTGCTTTTATACATATTTTTATGAGCATTGATTTAGTCAAAAACACAAAATTAATCATACTGCGTATGATACGATTTGTCAAAATTTGACAACTTTGTAATACGTATTACTGTCCAGAAAACATTTAACGTTACCTTGAGTGTAAAGAGAAC